CCACCAACAGCAAGTATCTCCTCACCATCTACCAGAGTATAACCCACAATATTATCGTGGTTGCATAGCCCTACCCTTGATTCAGGGGTGAACTCATAACCCAACTCAATGTTATGAACATCACTTTCTTGAAACTGTCGCACGTTAAGCATCGAATGTATTAGACCTCCTCATCACTGCTAAGACGGTCATGGGCAACGGCTGAGACTGCCTAATAAATACCCTTGCATCATTATCATAGCCAGATGGGAAAGATATTTCTTTGTCGCCATCAAACATCGGAATAGCTGTGTCCATCGACATAGAACTATCACGAAACGGCAAACGATCAAGATTGCTTTCATCTGGGCCAATCTCTGCACCCACTGTATCTATGAACCGCACTGTTGTGCCATGAATACGCTTTATCTTGCCCTGAGAGACGCCGTCATTGGCTCCAGCTTCCATCCGCAGGGTTTGTACCTTGGAGTCGAAAGAGTAGCCTACATGCACCGTAGAAGCGCTACGATCCAGTGTTATGGCACCACCTGAGACAGTTTTGTCTGCGTGCGCCGATCCATCTGCAAGAATTTGCACCGTCTCCCCCTCAAGATGGTTCAACCCACTTATGGTGGTTGTGGCGCTACTGTCGTATGTCAGACCAGAGTCTACAAAGAACGCATCTGATACATCAGTACCAAACTCAATCTTTTCCATGAACACAATGTGGCGTACAGTTGCGCTGTTGATTGTGCGTTTTACTGACAAGTAAACCTGGTCTTCTTCACCTGATGGTATTGCAGTAATGCTTTCAACCACGCCACTGTTACCAATAGGATGGCTATGCCACCCAACTGTTTGGTTCTGTGGGTCATAAGAAAGGCCAATCAAAACACCATCATTACGCACAAACCATAAGATTAGCTCTGGTTCTTGCTGCCAAATCATATCAGTCAGACCACCACGCGCCAGATGTTCTGCCAAGACGGTTAAATCACGTCCAACAAGACCATCGGTATCTAAGTCAAAGGTAACCTCTTTGACTTTCTCTTGTCCTTTCTGGATCAGGATGGTGCTTGCTCCAGCACGTATCGGGCGCACATTCGATGATCCGAAAGTAGTTTCTCGCAGTACATTTACATTCGTTGGTGTTATAGGTTGTGTGCCTGTACCGCCAGACATCGTAAACTCTGCGCTTGACGTTAGGATTTGCAGAAAGCGTCCCTGTATCATGTGCTTGATGACGTTTACTTGGTCTGAAGCAATCGTCACGTTGATTGCATTGTCATCCACAGTACCAGGAGTGTGGTTCTCAAAGTCAGCCGTGACAGAGCCAAATATTGTTTGCGGTTGAGCCGTAGTGCCAGCAAAAAACAAACGCTCTTCAAAAAAGGCAATGGCTCTTGGAAAGCCGTTACGAATACTAAACGCACCACGCGACCAGTTTGTTGTTCCTGCTGTTGCGTTTGCAGGAAGCACTAAGTCATTGATAACACTATTAACTGAGCTGTTTTGAACGATTGCAGTCGCTGTAGTTGCATTTGTAACAGCGGTAATTTTTACAAAGCCCGTGCCACTGTGTTGGTACTGCCAAGTGTGGTTGCCATAAACTTCTGAGCCAGAAAGATGTACAGGTGCCTGTGCGCCAGTTGACTCGTTAGTTCCTGAATCTGTTTTTTTGTAGACGTTGCCGTTGAAATGAATGATGTCATCTTGTGAGTAATTATCGCTTGTAGACCACTCATCGTGAGATACCTCAATCACATCTCTAAATCTAAATATAGAGCCGACATCCTTAGACGCATCAAACAAATCTGCCGACGCGGTAAGTGTCACCGTGCCAGTGTTTGCGTTTGCTGTAATGGTTGTCGTTGTTGAGTTTTCATCTTCATAAGGCCCATCAATAAAGTCTATGTCAGCTAGCGTAAAGCTAGTTGTCGTAGTTCTTGTTAACTTTGCTGGCTCATGGTCTTTGTGCGCCAAGAACAAAACATCTGCTGACTGCACATGATTTAGCTCAAACACCTCTGTTGCAGAGTATGTGGTTGTTACCTCAACAATCTTACCAGCAGTGCCACCACTGCTGTATGCCGTAAACGCACTGCCGTTGATGCCAGATAATTCAAAAGTATTTGTTGTTTGATTGGCTACTGTAAACTCTCTGTTATTTAGCTCAACCATACCAACAACACTAGAAATGAAAACTCTATCTCCGTTGCTGAATCCATGAGAGTTTGACGTAATGACAACGGGGTTGGCTGCTGTAGCACCCGTAATCGTTTTTGTTGCCTCAGTAAGTATTCCTTCGTCTTTGTAAAAACGTATGTAGTTTGCACCAAACTCAAGCACATATGCCTGCTCATCGCTAAACTCAAAGTTGATAAGACGCACTTTGCCGCCATCTTTAGACTGTCCAGCAAACTTGGTGCCTGGACGACGGGTAACTCCCCCTTGAGGAAAGATAAGCATGTTCTCTAGTTTTTGTGCGCCAGAGTTATATTTCTGTAAATCTATGCGCCCTTCCAAGCGCGGAGAAAACTCCCCAGACTGAAAGTTTGTGATGATAGTTGAAACACGCGCCATCCTAGAACCTTATATTCACAAAATCATCAGCAATGATCTTATCAGGCATGCCCTCCATAGCATCTATTGATCTAGCTTCACGCAGGCGTAGCTCGTAAAGCTGTTGCATGCCTTGTGCAACACTGGTGCTGCCGGTGATTGCATACGCTGTTTCTGATGCAAGTTTGTGTGCAATAGAGCTAGACAACAGGGAGTCAAACAACTCTGTGTCCTCTACTCTGGCGATATACACAATCTGGCATGTATCTTCGTCGCTCAGTATCTTGCGCCCCTCCACCTTGAACATAACCTGCGTATCGTAAGCAGCAATGTCGCTGTCTACGTTGCTGTTGAAGAACGACAGAACACGCAAACAAAAAGGATCTGTGGGTAAAGTAAACTGACTGGTAAAACCAAAAGCAGGCGCAGCAGAGTCTTTAGCAAGCTCTGCACGTGTAATCGCTACGTTCCAAGGGTGTGCGCGTAGAACAGAGTCACGAACAGTCTCAAAGCGACGGTTACACAATCTGGCTTCTTTAGAGTTTTCTGTGAGCGCGGTGATAGTTGCAGCGCCCAACAAATCCATCGCCTCATTACAAATATCGACCACGGAAGGCATAGCAGTATCACCCCTTTGCAAGTAAGAGGGGGCAATGCTGCCCCCCCAAAGTTTAGTTTACAACGTACTCAATCACGAATGAGAGGTCGCCTGCGGTATCACCCGCTGCGTCAAACAGCAGACCAATAAACAGGTATCCACCTGGGTCTGAAGATTGACCTGCATCCTCCCACACTCGCTGACCGAGCAGGTTGATGTTACGCGCCTCAAAAGTGACATCTGTGCCAACACCGCCTACCGCAGCGCGGAGGTCTGTAATTGCAGATGCGTAAGCATCGTCGTCAAGCGCGGTAAAAGTACCGTCACTCTCTGAATAAATGCCAACATCGCAAGTGTTGGTTGTGCCAGAATCGAGGTCATCATTGAAAAGTTTGATGCTCACGATTGCTGCGTTTGAAGGGATAGGAGCAAGCATCACTGTGTCTGTTGCTGAGAGATCTCCAGCAGCCAGTGCGATTGTTCCCATTGCAACACGCTTTGTGCCGTGCAAAGTCCTAGCTGGAGATGCCACTTGAGGCAGTGCCAGCAGGTTGGACACGAGAGTCGTATTTACATTAGCCATTTTCTACTCCTCTCTTAGTCTGGGGTTTCATCACAGAAGATTTTGACAACCTTGGCTTCTTCCATCCGCACAGCACCAATGTCCATGCAGTAGTAAACCTGGGTCGCATAACCTTTGTCATTTCGCTCATCAATCCTAGCTTGTACATCTTTGCCAATACCAAGAGTGATACCATCTTCAGCCCATGCAAAGCAGGATCTGATGTCATTGGAATCAATATCCAGACGGTTTGTCATAATGAACTGGAAGCCCATGAAGGTATCCACATCACCCTGAACAAGTGCCTTGATAGTATTGAAGTCCGATGACGTTACCTGCGTTGTGCCAAGCAAGTCTTCGATCTGCTTTGGCCCTACAGCAATGTAGCGTGGGATTGAAGGATCAACGTCGTTCAGATCCATCTTACGCTTAGCTTCAGTGAGCTTTGCGATAGTCAGACCATCGTTTGACGATGCAGAGCCAACCATGTTGTTGGTGGCATCTAGGGTTGCCGAGCCAGAACCTGTCTCACCAGTAGAGGCAGTGCCAAGTGCGGCAGTGATGATGACATCATCCATAGCGCGTCCCATCGCTGCGGCAGCAGCTTGCGCATAGCTAGATGTCGGGTCGATCAACATACGCACCTTATCCTGGTCATCAATCAGGTCGGCAAATTCGTATGATGCAATCGAAAGACGACGCCTTTGATGTGGCGTGTCGATCTGTGGTGTATCGGCATGGCGGCTGCTACGCAGTTGCGCAGTCACACTACCGATCTGGTCTATGAAGGCGTTCTTACCTACAACAGTTTCCAAGCGCACCGCATCCCGCAGACGAGAACCCATCTGCTGAGATAGCATCTGCACATTGGCAGAATACTGTTGCACAAACGCCGTGGTGATTTGTGTGGACATGCTGTCCTCCTCTCACACGGTTTCGTTTACACTAATGTCGGTGCGCTACCCTTTCGGACGCTCCTGGCTTTTTTAGCGCTTGTGGCGCTGCCGTCTTTCCGACTGCCAGCAGGACGTTCTTTGCCGCTACCCTGCATCACCCACTCAAAGTATTTATCTGCGAGTAGGTGAGGTTCCAAAACGTCACGCGCACTACCAAACTCGATTGCGTAACGTAAACACTCTAAGCGTATTTGTACCAAGTCATTCTGTTCCATGCAATACACTCATAAGCTCATTGACTCTATCAATCGCTGCCTGTCGTGCAACAGGGTCTTTTCTGTTCATGTAATTAGGACCATGCATGATCGCCTGTATTTCTTGCTGTGCAGACTGACGAGACTGCAAACTGGTTTGCGCAGCATCAGAAACGGTATCCTCGCTTGTAACACTACTGCGAAACTCTGCCATTTTTGCAAAGGCGCGAATAAAGTCAGGATGATTTCCAACCTTTGTGCCGTCTGCTAGTTTCATATCTAGCAACTCACCGCCACCAAATTGTTTTGCAACCTTCCCAGCATCCGTAAGTTTTGCATCAAACTCCTCCCCCCACTCTTGACGCAAGGCCATTTCAGTAGAGTTTCTTTGCTGGGTTTCTGCTTGAACGCTGCTTTCAGAAGCTGCGGATGCCATGCCCCTGTAATATTCTAGTATTCCATTTGCCTGATCTGGTGTTAGCCGCAGGCTATGAGCCATTTCTGCATAAGACTTTGCACCATCTTCAGAAATCAAAACACCATCTGGCGCTATCTCGTAACCTTCTGCGCTTTCTGGCCTGCCCAACTTATTATAAATATTATCTAGGTCTGCATCTGTTGGGTTTGTTGGGAACGGCAGTTTGTCTGCGCCAATCAAACGCTGCGCATTTACATATGATCTAGCAAGATTACTAACGTCTTTTATAGGATTAAGACTTGGATGTTCTCTTAGGTCTTCTGGTATCATTGATAAGAAATCGTTACCAGACCCGCCTGATGCAATCTCTGCTGGTGTTTCCAGCGGCGCTGCTTCTGGCTGGGCTACCTGTTCGATAGCTTCCTCTGACATGGTTACTCCTTAATTATCATGTTGTGGATATGGAGAAGAACGGCACGCTTGCCCTCTTCAAATGCTGTGGCATTGGGATCGCCTGCCACATAGCTTGAGGCACGCCAGTTTGAACGTGCCTCCAAGTCTCGCAAAACCTTTTGACCATGTTCTGTATCAAAAGTTTCACGATACATAAACTTTAACTCATCTATTTCCTTCACTTAGAAACCATCCTTACTGCCTGCGCTGCTTGTGCTGTTGCTGCTACATCTTCTTGATCTCGCTGACGTTGCAACGCTTCTTGTTGTGCTTGCTGTCTCTGCTGACGCATTTGATCGACTTCACGCTGGGTCTTCAAAGTGACCTTTGGCACCCCTAGTGAGTCGGTGATATGGCGCACCAAGCCATCAGGGTCAATGTGATCTGCGACAGGCAGCCCTTCTGCAAGTGGCAGTAAGATTTCAAGCGCCCTCATAGTATTGTTCAGGCCGCTAGACTTCTGCGCCCTAGCCAATGGCGATACATATTCTACATCAATATCAATACCTTGCAGAGAGGTAGGTGGCACCGCTAACATGTCAGCGCGTAGCATCAAAGCAAACACACGGTCAATCAATGGTCGCAACAACTCATTCATCAACCTGCCAAGAACTGGCCCAATCACACGCATGCGCTCTTCCTGACGCTGTATGACCTCTGTTGCTGTCATCTGCGCAGAGCCTGCCGTTAATATCTGGTCAATGTAGAATGCCTGTCGTATCGCTGCCCTGCGCTGTTCCTCCATGCTCAAGCCAATAGGAATGTTAGCGCCCGTGTTCAGCGGAGTGATTGTCTCTCTTGTGCCAGCACGGAAGAAGTTTAGGCCGCCTGGTTGGGTGCGTATTGGCAAAATAAAACCATCATCAGGCACAAGTAAAGGTGGGTCTATTTGCTTTTGAGCAGCTTGAATGATGGTCTTAGACATCAAGTTTATCATCTTAACATCTGGTAATGCCGTCATCGCAGGCGACCTGCCCATCACCTCACCAGTTGCCTTGAGGAAACGCGGCACAACATATGGTAGCTCCTCAAAGCCACCCTCACTAATTATCATCTCTGATTTTTTACAAATATATACCGACATGAACGGCATGTTTAGATTGTTTGGCTTTGTAACATCTCTGTCAGTGCGTGGTGATACAACATGAAGTATCTCTACTTCTTCGTCAGGCTTTTTCTCAAATGTCTTACGGATGAAATCACCAACATTTTCTAAACCAAAACGCTCTACTGCTTGCTCTGCGGTTGACTCATACAGACGATACACTGTGTCAACCATGCCATACTGATCTTCTGAAACATAAAACTCAGATATGTGGCGCGTACTAAAACGTAGCTTGTCTCTGTCCATCTCGCAGAACATGCAGGCTGTGCCAAAAACAACAAGGTCAACATACGCTTCATGCACTTCTGTTTCAAAGTTTGACCTCTGAAATGCCTGCATCATACGCATGCTTGTGTCTTGCAACCAGCCGCGCACCTCATCGTCACGATTGAGAGCTTCGTTCTTGATGTCCAAATGAAACCACGGTGATGCACCACTTGTAAGCATGCCATGAAGGAAAGCAGCCATCAGATCAATCGACTGCAAAGCGGTGCCGTCGTAAATCAACTCCATCCGCTTTTCACCACGGGAGCGTTTCTTTACAACGTCAGACTTGCGAGGCAGCATGTAGTCGGCAAGTTCTTGGTAGTGAGTGTCCCAGTTGTCTCGCTTGTATTTGAGATGATCGTATCTCTTGATGATTTCTGCTGCTTCTTTTGCCATGTCTAACCCATCAATGTTGGTGTGCCATCAGTTGTTTTTTTCGGGCCAAGCGCACCTGCAACGATTGTTGATCCGCGACCACGACGCCGCCCCATCTCTTCTCGTTGCGCCTCTTCAGCCATAGCTCTTGCGCGACCAACATCTGGCTTTGGCGGCACTGGTGGCGGTGGCGGTGGTGCTGGCATTTTTGGTGTTAGAAAACTCATATGTTGCTCCTATTCATAAAGGACTCCCCCACCCTCAAGCAAAGTGCCTGCGGCTCCAGGCTTTTTAGAGCGTGTCGGTGTTCTTCTACCACGCGCAAGACCTGCGTTTGGGTCGTCTGGCACCACTTCAGGTGTAATCTCTGGTGTTACCTCTGGGGTTTGATCGCCAAAAATTGTTTCAACAATCTCTCCACCTATTTGTTGTATTGGCTTTTCAACAACCTCTTCAAAGGCCTCGCTCAACAAACTGGGTATATCCTCAACAGTATCTACTATCTCCCCCACGATTTGTTGCACAGGCTGTTCAAGAGGCTCAACAATATCTGCTGCTATTTCTTGTGCGCCCTCCAAAATGTCACCGCCAACTTCTGCAACTGGCTGCCCCACGCCTTCAACAATAGTTGTAGTCAGGTCTAGGGCAGGTTGAGCTACATCTAATATTGTTTCAGGGGTCTGCGCAACAGTCTCTACCGCCTCTTGCACAACGTCAGTTACTGGTTCTGCAACCTCTGTAACTGTTCCAGCAACATCTCCAGTCACATCAATGACAGGAGCCGCTACGTCTTCAATAACATCTGTGACATCTTCAACAACTTCAGTTACTGGTTGTACTGCCTGCGCAACAACTCCACCCATTACCTTCTCCTAAACATGGAAAGGATTGTATTCACTGATCGCAACCTTTTGTGAAGGGCGTCCGACACTCGCCCTATTCTCCAGCCCAATAGCCAAATACCTAAACGAATCCGCACAATGAGAAGTGTAGTCGTGGCGCGGATGGTCGCGGAAAACCTTTCTCCTATCGTCCCAGTCTTGGCGGTACTGTCTAAGCATTTCCAAGCCATCTCTGCATCTATCCTTATCAAAGTGGCATTTAGGTATCAATAAACGCGCAGCATTGATGCCATCAGCTACTTTCATTTTCGGTATAACACGAAAACGTATGCCAAGCGAGTATGCAGTTTCTAATCTACTTTTACCAGACCCTAACTCTCTTACCTCAATATCATGTGGCGCAAGGTGATCTCCATAGTAATAATCTTTTTGCTTGAGAATGTCAGCATAGTGATCCAGTCCCACGCCCGAACTCTCGTAGTAATCAATAATATTTACTGCACCACTACGGAAAACCTGCGCAAACCAGATAGACGTTGAATCATTTATACCCAGATCCCATGCTGTATGCACAGGATATGCAGGGTCATATGGAACCCGTGTAACCCTTCCACTATCATCGGCATCAACCAACAGCTTTGCATAATACGCTCCAACAATAGCTGCGGTGAAAGAACACTCATACTCCTGTTCATACTGCTCTGGAGTCATTTGATCTCTGGCAGCTTCTAGCTCTTCTGCCTTTACAAGATTACTCTCAGATGCCTTTACAACCTTGTGATACCACTGGTCCGAGCCATTCTCCTCTTCTGACTTGGCCTGTTCCAATAGATCAAAAAAATGATTATGTCCCGCTGGGGTGCCTAGAAATACAGCCGCACCTTCCCTATCAGACAGGGCAGGACGTACAACCTCCCCCCACACCCTGGGATTTTGCATGCCAAACTCATCGAATACACATAGATCAAGATAGATACCTCTCAGACTGTCTGGATTCTCAGCAGACAACAACATCAGTCTGCCACTATTGGGAAAGTCTACACGTAACTCAGTCTCATTGAAACTAACGCCAGGAATGACAGAGGCATAATACTTTACATAATCCCAAGCAATACGCTTGGCCTGCGTAAAAGTAGGTGCGATAAACGCAACCCTTGGTCTAGGCAGCTCACAAATCAAAGCATACTTTATTAGATGATTGACTGCCCAGACTGTCTTACCAAAGCGTCTGTGCATCACTAGCACATTCCAACGCCTGATATTCTGGTGCATTTCTGCTTGTAAGGATCTGGGCTTGTAAGGAATCTTGACTTGCATCTACCTGCCGAGTTTCTTCATGGCCTTCTTATGAGAAGCAGCAAACGACATACCAGCTAACATATCCTTCTTCATACTAGCCATATGCTTTGCAGTATGATGCTTGGAGTGTCTCTTCAAAGCATCAGTCTGACGCTTAGTAAGTGCCTTTTTCTTCATCACCCCTCCCACATAATCTTTACACCACCATCAGTAACCTCTACACCAGCACGGTTCTTACTATCACCATACTGGTCTGGCATAACCTTGCCCACCTTCCAACGTACATGTAAAGCATAATCCCTTAGAACATTAGGATCATAGTTCTTCTCACCACTCAACTGATGCTGATACATAGCCTCAACATCCTCTAGTGCCTTCTCAGCACTCTGCTGTTGAGCAGTCTTGATAGCATTACTAATCTCAGGATCACTGCCCATCCTTGTATACAAAGCAGACCTAGATACACGATTACGCTCACATGCCTTCACAAGCGTATAACCCTGCATCACATCAGATGCTACCCTGTCAATCTTAGCTCTGGGTATCTTAGCCATGTTCTCTCCGTGTGTGCGGAAGTGATAATTAATGTACATACAAAGGTGCCGCGCGTACCGGGGGCGATGCTTTTAATTTATACCCCCCGTGGGGTCACGTTGCAGCGCTGCGCATTGCTACATTGCCGCGTGTAACTGTCCGCGCTGTCTGATAAGTGTGTGCTGAAAACACCGACTCACAACCACCAATTAATGCTGAATCATTGCCAGCTCACTGGTACAATGTGCTGCATTGTTTGACACAATGTTATTAATATCACATTCCCTGTTGACAGTACACTAAACAATGGTTATATGTATGTTATCAACACACGAAAGGATCAACAAATGAACAACGTAATGACATGTGCCGCAGACTGCAAACACGCTGGATGGGTAGAATACATTGGCGAGTGCGACTTGCCTTGGCTAGACATACATATTTCAGCAGCACCAGATGCCGATCTTGATGATGTGATTACTGCTTTCTGTCACGACGAACAAGAGATGATTCGTATCAATGGCTGGAACTTCACATTTGAAAAGATAGGGGCATAACAATGGAAAACAATTATTTCCCATTTGCTGAGTTACCCACTGTTGAAAGACTAGACAGCTTGGAACGCCGCGCCATCTATTGTGAGCAACAAGGCTATGACAAGAAAGCTAAGAGCTTATGGGATTTAATTACAGCCGGTGAGCAAATACGTCTTAAAGCTGGATTAGATATTTACAGCAAATAGCAACACCAAGAAAGGATCAAACAATGATTAAAGTTTCATACTCAATAGACATCATGGACCCTAACCCAACGGTCAAAACATTTGACACAATAGACGAGGCCCACGATTGGATTCATCAAGAGGTTTCCGAGCGTGTCGAGTTTACAGTTTCACACTCACCCTACAGAATGTCTGAGTCTGACATTCAAGACTTGGAAGCTAACGAATACGCGCTTGTATCTATAAGCGATGGAGTCGTGACTGAGTTTCTATGTAAGTAGCAACATAAAGAAAGGATCAAACATGTTTATAGAAACAAAATCATTCACCGCTGAATACTGGTCGGGATGGCTTGTTATCACTGACAGGTCATCTAATGAAACCTATCCGGTGCAATTACGCGATACTAAAACAGGACGCAATATTACCAAGCAGCAATTTAATAGCGCAATCAAGACGCATGGCACTGATAAGGCTTGTCAAACATTTTGCAAGCTATATGCGCTGCCATCAACACCATGCTATTCATAGGCCGAAACATGGCGCAGCAATGCGCTATGTCTACCGATTGTGTCGGTACTGATGAGGCCCATCAGAAACATAAAAAAGGATCAAAGACAATGGACAATGGACTCAGTATAGACGCGCAAGAGCTATACCTGTTTGCTTTGAATGATGGCGACCTATACCGCCAGCAACGCGAACACATAGAGGCTTTATTACAAAAGCGTTTCGACAAGGGTGACTATGACACCGCAAAGGCTGTCAAGCTATGGACCTATTTTGCAATCAATGCCGCCAAGAAATACCACAAGGAATTTTGCGGTAATGGCAAATGGTACAAGTTGTTTAGTGTTCCAATTCGTTTAGAGGTTGCAGCCATCTGCGAGAAAGAACACCGCGAGCTTATGGAAGTGAGGGCAGACTAATGAGAAAGACAATCAAAACAATCAAGCGATTGAAAAATTCGGTTTATGGCAACCCAGCTTTTGAAATTACTTTTACCAGTGGGCAAGCCATACGCACAAAAGCCAATATATCAGACGCATATATCATCCATGCTGGCATGGAAGGACAAAGCGTAGACGTTGACATAGAAACAACCAAGAGTGGCAGACAGCGCATAGTGGGGATTAGGTAATGCTTAAAATTATGTTCGGAGCAATAACTCTAATTAGTTTCTATTTGTTGGTTATGTTTCTTGTGATCAACATCATGACAGGTTGCGGCATGGTCAATGACTGGTCCGCTCCGGAATGCTTCACACCCGCGCAACTACTAAACTTGCGCTGATACCCTACCCATTGACGGCAAGAGGCCGTCAGTGGGCTTCAAACCGCCAGCAATGGCATATCAGGAAAGGATCAAAACAATGATTTTAGTTCGCAACATAGAAACAGGTTTAACGCATACATGGGATATAGACCGAGTTCTTGAAGAAATAAACCGTGATCGTTCCGAAGAATGGCAGGACTACAATGAAACAGATTGGGAAGAGGGTTGGTGTGAATGGGTAGAGGGGATTGATTACGAGCGTGTGCATTAGATTAATAAGTGAAAGGGCCAAGTCGGGGGCATCCGGCTTGACCCATGACTGGTGAAGGATCAACAAAACCAGTCACTGAGAGAGAGGATAGCATGACGGCAGAAGAGTTCAAAGCAGAAAGAAAACGCCTGGGCTTAACAATGGTGGCTATGGCTCAAAGCATTGGAGTTAGCCAGCAAGCAATCTGGTATTACGAAACTGGCAAAAGATCGGTGCCAAAACCTGTTGAGATGCTTTTAACAGAGAGAAGGGTAGCAGAGAAAGGATCAGAGTAATGCCAGCAAAGAAAAGTGAAATGCTTACTTTTAAGCTAACGAGGCAAGAGTTTAGTTTGATTACAGAATGGTGCATGCACCACTTCTGGGACAAAACAAATGGCTTTCAGGACGACATAAACGTCGATGAACTTATGGGGTGGGCAACGTCTTGTCTGCTGATGGCAAGACTTAAAACCATTGCAGATGAAAACAATATCTTTTTTGGCTTAGAAAAGGACGAGATTTACAAAGAGGATGACACTGACAGGCAGAAAGTAAACTCAGTGACGCAAGCATTTGTAGATCAATATGCCGCAAACGTAGAACGGATTGCAAAAAAGAGAGAGGCGTGAGCCTCTCTAAGTTTTCTCTAGGGAGGAATATGAAAACACAATGTTACAACACAATGTCTACACTTACATACAATGTTATAACACAGTGTCTACACTTACAATGTAGACACTTTTTTTATTTAAAAATAATTAAATGCTACGTTGTTACCACTACACTTTGCTAACATGTGTTAACACTGTGTGTCTGTAAACTATGTTTCAAATATCATGGATTTTGTTGACAGTCTAGTCTGTTGTGTCAATTTTTTCTCTGACAATGTAAAACCAGGTTTGCAGAGAAACGATTACAGTAGCATTTGTATCGGTAAATTCTGGGTTTACATGAGAGAGAAAGAGGCGGCACCACACATCCTGCCTGTCATACTTGTAGATCAGCACTGGCATCAAATCCCCTGCTGAGTCTACCGCTTGCTGCCACCACGCATCAGCACCGCCTACAGGGCCGCTAGCGTAGCGTTTACACTCTACTGACCATTGCGGAATGTAAATATCGCAACCACCCTTGGTCTGATATTGAGAAAGATTGCGGCGCACGTTTGCATAGCCCAAGTGGTCTTTGATTTCATTGACACACCAACGCTCAAAAGCAGAACCTTTATCTCTACTTTTCTTGCTCATAGCCAATCAATCTTTGTTTGTTTTGCTTTGCCATCCCAAACAAACCAAGCATAAGCTGTTGCACCGCTACCGTTTGGTTCCTCATCACCGCGCCATATTGTAAGTCGTTGAGAGAAAACCAAGACTCTTGCTGGCTTGTGATAGTCAAACAGTGATATACGCCTATGCTGGCCTTCTAGGAATGAGAGACGCAACAACCAGCAATGCTTTTTTGCACGCAAATCAATAGCTTTCTGTATAAACTGTTGAGCCAACTTATATGGTGGGTTGGTAATTATGTTTGGGGCCAAAAGTTTTTGCTCCATAAGGAAATCAATGCCGCTGTTTCCAAAGCCAAAATCATTTAAATCAGTGCTAACTACGTTATGAAACATTGATACAGGCTGAGATATTGCACCGTCACCGCAAGCTGGCTCCCAAATATCACCCTCAAAGTTTTCGTAATCTAACAAAGATTCTACTGCAACCAAAGGGGTTGGGTAGAAATCATCCTTCTGACGTTTCTTGCTCATGAATACCGTAGACCATTTTGCACGTTGGACATTTCAGCTTGCCATCAAGAAAAGTCTTGCAGCACACACACATGTCTGCGGCTTGGAGTCGTGCAAACCTACCGTCACCAGCCTGGATGTTGTATGACTTTACCTTTCCCAAGCCATGACATTCATCACAGTGGTCTTGCACAACCTCACCAGCCTCAAACCAGCTATGCCTGCGCACCCAGCCAGAGCCGTTACAGGTCTTGCATTTCGTCTCTGAAAAAATCATTTGGCGCAACCTCTCCATCTGTAGCCACAAATATCTTGCCCATAGTTTGTGGGCTTGGACGCCTACTGCCTGATAACAGACGGTTGATAGCCGCCCGACTCATACCAGCACGCCGCGCCAACTTGGCTTGGCTCATCTTATTTTTTTCTAAATATTCTTCCAAGGTCATATTTTCTTGTATCACAGTGTTGACACGCTGGCAACAACTATGGTTTATGTATGTTGACGATACACAGAGAGTAACAGGATATGCCACAGATACCAGAGTATAGAAAGTTTTTTGGCGCAAAGCATGACAGTGCATCAGGCGGGACACAGGAAAAGTGGGAATACGTACTGAAGATGTACGCTAGACATCTTGGCGTGTCCTTTCCAATGGCAGCTAGACCTTGGTGCGGTATCTGCGTCGAACATGGTGCGTCAAAAGTTATCTTAGATGGTCAAGAGCTTCTACCAGCTACACAAGAGGCCATGACCAAGTACAGAGATTACAGACCGCGTGATTGGGATGACGGAAAAGACAGGGAAGAGTTTGAAGCCTTCCAAGAATACATGCCAGACATGATATTGTTTGCGGTAAACGCACTGCAAAAGTTTTTCCAACAGGCAAACAGAGTCGAGGGCAACAAGCAAGAATGGCACAAAGAGCCTAAAATAGACGTACCAATCATGCTGTATCGTGATTTTTTTGGCGCTGGCCTTCAAGTAGACTTGAAGTGTAAGCCACCGCTACGCAACCCAATCAAAAAAGATGGCACAAGAACTTGGCGCGTACCAAAGCCAGAGATCACCCCAACATGGCTTCAGACTCAACAACAGTCTGTGTATTGGAAAGCCAGTGGTGAGCCGCCAGCGTTGCTGTATGTGTCAGCGGCTGGCTATCACATAGCCACAGCAGAAAACTGTGAACAGCTTTCAGAGCAAAATTTAGAACGTGCATACCAAGAAGTCGTGCGCAGTTGGCTCATATCACAGAACTTACTCAAGGCGGCAAACGGAAACTGGAACAATTTAGCTGGTTTGGTCCAGCCAGATTTTAATGAGATAGCTAGGCGTCATGGGCCATCAATCGTAGACGTAGCTAAACAACTTTGGAGTTTCTAATGTTTGAAAACATCACTAAGCGCTTCGAAAGAAACAAAAACACAGATGATCTTTATGACTACACAGAGACATATCAGGTGGATGTTGTTGTTACCTTTCGTAAAACCTACAAAGTTCGCGCTTTGAACGCAGAAGAAGCAGGGATCAAGGCAGTTGAAAGGATCAATAAACGAAACAAAAGTTACTTAGACAAAGGGTTGCATTTTATTAAGGCAACGCCAGAAAAAGCAGAAAGGATCAAAGATGACTGAAGCATACAAATTAGTGCGCAGGAATGACCCAAGCACTAGCCACGACGCGGCAGAACAAATGGATGCAACGGCTATGGAGTCTATTGTAGCTGACGCGATCTGGGGCTTTCGTGCAGAAGGCGCAATAGCAGATCAGGTCTGCGATGCCCTTCCGCAGCATGCTTATAACAGCATCACTCCACGTTTCAAGCCACTAAAAGAAAAAGGCATCGTCATTGTAGACGGCACGCGCCGCAAAGCAAAGTCAGGTCGTGGGCAGATGGTTATGTGGCACAAAGAGTTTTACCAGGAGCCAAAGGGAGAAAATCATGGCTAGAACAATCAGTGAAAAACAGCTTGAAAAGTATATTATGTCGCCGCCAAAAGGCAGCATTGAAATACAAATAAGGCCAGACTTAGCAGACTTTGCATTAGCACAAACTAACCATCGCAATAGACCTATAAGCGCACTCAAGGTTAGTAAATATGCAGATGATATGGAAAAAGATAACTGGTCGATTACAGGTGACTCCATCAAATTTGGCAACGATGGCTTGTTGAAAGATGGTCAACACAGGCTTGTTGCTTGCACTCAAGCTAAAACACCTTTCGTTACACACGCGGTTTTTGGCATCGACCCTGACACATTTCAGCACATCGACATAGGTAAGAAGCGCGATGGCTCTGATACTTTAGCGATGATGAATGTGCCAAATTACAAGACGGCAACAGCTATAATAAGGATGATAATCTCTTACGAGGTGGGCTATGCAGACAGCCCTAAAAATGGCGTGTCAAACGATTGGCTCAAGCACAAGTATTTAGAGGAGATTGATCACGATCTATTGCAAGAGGCCGTGGTACTAGCAAAGCGTGTTTACAAAACTACAAAGTGGCAAACTGGACTAATTGGTGCCTTTTTCTACATGGCTGTTAAAAAGGGCCAAAGGGATCAGATAACTAAGTTCTTTGACGACATGTGCAAGGGCATTGGTGATAAGCCAAGATCGCCGATACCTTTCCTACTTGAGAACGTCAATCGTATGCGCATAGACCGCGCGTATCATTTACGAGCCTTCCAGTACAGCATCATGCTTAGTCGTGCCTATGCCAATTACAAAGCTGGCAAGGCGTCAACAAAGGCAGATGTAACGGTCAGCCTCAAAGATGAAATGGTGGACTTCTGATGGACAAGGATCAAATCAGAATAATCGTGGATAATCTCTTAAACGAGAGAGATCTGCGCATGGATGACTTGTTTAACCAGTTGCAGCAAGTGACGAGGGATTTAGAATTGGTAAAGCGTTTACTGGAGAAAGATAATGGCGATGAGAAATAACAGGCAAGGCAAGGCTTTGCCAGACAACCTATGTAATCTTCTTGCAGAGGTGGGCATGTCTGCAAAGATGGAGGAAGGCGCAGTGTGGAACTGCCACGGCACGCCTGTAATCTTACACAAAGCGTTAGAACGCATCGCAGATCACACAAATATTTTGTTCAGCGAACCAACAATAGTGGAAGCAAACTCACAAGCAAAAGTGGCTGTAATCTGTGTGACTGGCAAGTTAGGTGATAAAACAGCTTGGTCAATAGGCGAGTCTGCGCCATCTAACACAACCAACAGCTACCCATACGCTATGGCAGAGAAGCGTGCCAAAGATCGTGTAATACTCAAGCTGATAGGTGCGTCTGGGTTTGTTTATTCAGAAGAAGAGGCTGATGATTTCAAAAACTCAAAGCCAGATGTTATCGGCTCAAATAATTCAGAAGATGTTGCAGTTGTAAAGAAACCATTAACTGAAGACGAGGCACAGTGGCTTGCACACAACGAGGCAACCTTAGATCAGTACACATTGAAAGATCTTGAGGTCTTTATGAGGAAGCCTTTTACAAAGGCAACGATGAAAAGCATTAAAGAAAAAGACATTGATGCTTACAACGATTTCAAAACTCTGTTTGCCGAAACAAGAGAAAAGAGAAAAGCAAAGGAGCAGGCAAATGGCTAGACGATGGAAACAAGTAATGACAGTGAAGCTGTTTAACTACACAGGCAATGGTTCAGCTACACATAGCAACTCTAAATTTAGGCCGCACATTGGAAAACCAGCACAACCTGGCACCGTAACATTTTCTCCAGACAAGCTGTATGATGTGCAACTGTTTGAGAATGACGATGGCACAAGAGCGGTACGCTTCCAAGAGATCATAGAGTACCAAGCAGATGACAACATTGCCGACGATATTTCACAACCAGCATTGAAACCTGTGGGGCAAGTTGTGCAGATGAAGCACGCAGACAAGGGAGACATTGACGATGACATCCCGTTTTAATCGCCTTTTAAGCCCCAGAGAGGTGGCTTTAGAGATTTTTGGTAGTGCTACCCGCCCAAAGGTGCAAAGGGTGCGTGAGCTTATCCAAAGGGGCGATATAGAGGCAAAGAAACTGGGCGGTATGTATTATGTACCCAAAACAGAGATAGACAGGCTGCTCAGTGCCGAGAAAAACTAAAACAAAAAGACGATACTCGCCTTCTGGTCAGACAGTCACATGTGATCTTTGCGGAGAAACACATGGGCTGATGACTGGAACGTGGGTAATAAACGGAGAGGGAGATCTTTTGTGCTATGGCTACGGAAAAAATTGTTTCGCTACAAGAGTCGCGCAGTCTGAAAGATGCGCGGATAGTAGCACCTGATTACTATGCTGCTTTGATATTGATTGGTTGGGGTCCGTATAGAATACTAGAAGAGCATGGGTTCAAACCGCACAAAGCAAAACACATTATCCCACTCCATGGTGAGATAAGTGGTGGCTATCTTACAGAACCATACGTTATAGAATGTTTGGCTCAGTATTTAGCTGCTGGCGGTGAGCCAGTTACATGCGCCTCTTAGGCTTCTTTCCTGCCTTTTTCATAGCAATAGCTGTCGCTGCTTGCTTCTTCATCTTGGCAGACTTCTTCTTCATTCCCATGCCGCCTTTGGCTTTTCCGTAATGTCCAGGCATTATGCTTTTCCTTTCTTAGCTTTGTTTCGTTTGGAAATTGCTGCCGCCTTCTTCCTTGCGTCAGCCTTGCTGCTTGCACCCCATGCGCGGAGTGACAGTAGTAAGCGCGTTGGTTTGCCATCTTTGAACTCTGGTCCCCTCATGTTGCCCATGCGTGCTAGGAAACTAGCCCTGCGTGGATTGTCACCAGACTTTATCGGGCGTTTCAAGTTTGCGCCCGTGGTTCTCTTGAAAAAGTCTCTGCCCTTTTGGTTCAAGCCACCTTTTGGGTTTTGAAATCTTTTAGCTACCATCAGACAAAGCTCTCATACGCTTGACTAAACGCTTTGCACGGTTTGGAACTTGGTCATGCCAACGAGAGTCAACCATCTCATCAGCAGCCTTGTTCCAGTCTCTTGCATCGACACCAGCCTTCATGCCTTTGAACTTGCTTAGTCTTGGTCTACCCATATTAAACATCATATTTGCAATGACGAGCTGGCACTCTTCGGGCAGATCATCAAAGTCATCATACAATGATTTGCAATCCTCCAAGGTTACAGCAATGTCAAGAGAAAAGACTTGACGCACACGCTCCTCATCAATAGGCGTACCAACAGGCTGACCATTCTCAGGGTCATTTTCTGTAACGAGATGCCCTATGCCGAACGTGGGCAAGCCAAGATGGTCTAAATATATCTCGTACTTGCAACCCTCATCTTCAGCAAGCTCTTCTCTAAGCTGGTCCTTGTTCATGCACGAGCTTTCTTTTTACGCTTGCCCTTGCGTAGTTTTGCAAAGTCAGCAGCAGTAATCTTGTCTCGTGGTGCGGCTACCCTTGCAAGTTTCTTTTGCTTTGGAGAGTATTTTGTACCTGGCATCACCTTCTCCTTTTGCCGTTCTTCTTCAACAAACTTTCAAGCATCTTTGCTTGTCCTGCGTGTGCCTTGGATGCACCGCGTAGCTTCTTGGCAACCTTCTTGACCTTTGCCTTTGCAGTTTTTTTCATCATTTCTTCTTCGCCTTTTTCTTGCGCAGTAAATCTGCATCTGCCTTACGTGCGCCACCCTTGCCAGTGGCAAAGCTGCGTACCCTGCCAGCGGCCCACTGATGCGCAGAAACCTTGGGCCTAGAGCCTTGCGAATAATATGCGCCCAATCCTCTGGAGTACACCTTACTGAGAGTTGATTTAGATATGCCAGAAGACTTGGAATATTTGTCAATGACGGCTGCCTTGCTCATCCGCGACTCCTCTCCCTGCTGATTCTGTCCATCATAGCTTTGGTGAGTTTGCCTTGTTTGTAAAGACGCCGCGTGCGTTTGATCTCTTCTTCACGCTTCTTAGGATTCTTGGCACCGCGTACATACTTCTTTGGTACACCGCCCCTTGTCTTTGGCACCTTTGGAAACTTTCTAGCCATTACTTCTTGCCTCCAAAAAACTTGGTCGCTGCCCTTGTGCCAAAGCTAGCACTTACAATGATACCCAAAGTATATTTGTAATAGTCAGGCATAGCGTTCAAAGCGGTAAACCCTTCAGCTACAATGTTGCGCCCCCACTCTCCACAAAAGGCTAACACAAGAGGCACCGAGAACAAAATTGTAAGCCACTCGTCTTTCCAGCTATGCTTGCTGGCGTCAGCCATAGTCAGATCCCAGTCGATCTCACCCGTGGCCTTTTTTTCCATAATAGTCGCTTCAGCCTTTGCCTTTGCAACTTTTGATGCAGCTTCCGCTTTCTTTGTTTCAACCTTGCCTTCAAGCCAAGTGCCTGCCAGTGAAGATATTGGACCAAGTAAAGCCTGTAACATTAGTGCTTCTCCGAGTTTAACCAGACTGCCAGACTGCCTGTCATTGCACCAGTCACGACACTTATGAGACTAGCCTGTTGTGTGGTAAGATCAGGCTGTGACAATGCCCATTCGATGCACCGGATGTAAACACCTGTCATTACCAGTATACAGAAGCGTGGCAGTATTTTTAGCTCAAGCATCTTTCTTGCAACATCTTCTACTGTCATTTCTGGCTCTCCCTAATCGCTTTCAAGGTTTCACGCATTGATGGTGGGCGCGGCGCATCCCTCACAAAATCACACAAAAATTCACGCGGAAACCACTCATCTAGGCGAAAATTGATGGTTTCTTGAACATTGTACGCACCACGGTACACACACCACCTTTGATCTTCAATTTTTTCACAACCTACCAAACGACAAACAACATGCTCTGGCTCTGCCCTGGCGGTGTGCGCCTTCAATAACATTACAAATGCAACCAATACAGCGCAGCCAATCAAACCCATAACAATCCAAGCAATAATCTCCACAAACCTACGTCTGCGTTGCCTTTGAATATACAAAGTTTCCTGACGCTGTTTCCTGATCTTGCCCTCCATGGCAACAAGCTCATCCCACTTTGATTTGCCGTACATCATGCCTATGAGGTTCTTGAGGTCTGTTCTTTCCTGTTGCGCTTTCTGCTTTGCAGCAAAGGCTTCCATAGCCTCTTGCTCAACAGATTTGCCAGCAAACAGTTTCTTAAATATTGGCGGGTTCTTGGCCTCTTTTTCTAGCATGTCCAGGTCGCTAAGTGCGCCCATCCATCTGCCAAGATCAGATGCCATGCTTTCTATATCACGCCCTATCTGCACACCTTTTTTCACAGCATTGAAAGCAGCGGTGGCAGTAGCCATGACGGTAACGGGGTCCATCAGTACACCTTCATATCCTTACTAACTGCTTCTGGCACACAGTACGCTGTAATCTTCTGCCCTTGCGCGTGCAGCTTTTTAGCGAAGTACACACACTCATTTATATCGCGGAACCGCATTGTCTCTGGCATCCGTTTTGTGTCAACAAAGACATACAAAGCAAAGGCAACAATCGTTTCCACATCACCTACCAGCTAGAAGGTGTGCCAGTAAGGATTGATGGTGTCTTCTGTTCTGCAATATCTGCGTCAAGAATGGCCTTCAGTTCTTCTTCTGTCTTGCCCATACTAGCCAAGACCCTTGACTTACACCAATCTTTGGTGATTGAGTTGTATGCTACAAATTCAGCACCCTCCTCCATTGGAGTAGCGACTGTGCCGTATTGGGTTGCCATGAGAAAGTTGCCATCAGAATCTTTATCGCTATCACTGACACATTTTACTCTCCAGTGTATCGTCTGAACCACATCAACCTTGTCGCCCTCTTTGGCAACACGGTCTAGTTGCGGATATTCAAATGTCATAGTTGTTGCCATCGTTTACTCCTTTTAGCTGGATTCTAACGCCGTTAGACGTTTTTCAATATCTGCCAATCGTTGTTCTGTTGCTGCGCCTACAAATGCCAACAATTCAGGATAGCGAACACCCATTCTTGTCTGTTGGTTTCCATCATCATTTGTCCAAGTGTCGCTACACCAAAACGCATACTTGCTCGCATCTAATCCAGCGTCAGACATCGCTGTCTGCACCTCTTGTGCAATTACGCCTGTGTGAGTGCGGGCTGTTTCACCTTTTTCTTCTTTAGCTGTAACTTTACTTTTCCATTTAAATGTCTTGAACAATTTGCTTATTGCTTTTGCAGCAGTTATTTCTGCACTTGTAAGCGCTGCAATGTTTTGCTTTTCGTTTTCGTCTGATGTTTGTATGGTGCCGTTAGTAGCAAATACGTCATCAAAACGTGCGCTTGATGCGCCTAAGTCAATCGCATCATCTCTTTTTGAACCTGATGCGTCACACGGTGCAATGTGGTCAGTTGTGGTTGATTCAAGATAAAGGCCAACATCTACGGCATTTGCTATAAAAATATCTCCCGATATTGTACCAATCGTTCCAGACGTTGCGTTGGCTTTTCTAAAGTCTATAAGAGTTCCATCTGAACTTTGCCTATTGATGTAAAGTAAGGATTCATTTGCACTACTAGCTGTATGTGTAAACACTGCATACTTGTGGGTGGCAGACGTGTTAGCAAACTTTATTCCAGCATCGCTCAAACTTGTAGATGTTGTTCCAAACAAGATATCATCATCACTAATGCGCATACGCTCATTTCCACCATTCGTATGAAACGTAAAGGCATTATCTGCGTGTTTATAATTTATCTGGCCTGTGGCTGTGCTGCCGTTATCAGCAAAGAATATTGCACTATCTGATGAGTTTCCTGCAAAAATACTGATGCCGTTAGAGCCAGAACCAGTGCCAACAACAAGGTTTCTAGCGTTAGCGTTAAAACTGTCTGGTGTAGAATTGCCGATAGCCACCAAACCGCCGCTTGTAATTCGCATGGCTTCAGAAACTGAAGAATCTGCTACAACAAAAGAAGCTGTAGAACTTGCACCCAAATATGATCTAACAGTTCCAGCGTCTTCTAATTGAATTTTGTATTGATTGCTGTTGTTACTGTTGATCGAGAAAGGCACTCCTGCGCCTTCAACATCTAAAGCCGTTGATGGGGAGTTAGTGCCTATACCAGCCTTATCATTTCCTGCATCAACAAACAGCATGTTGGCGTTGCCGTTAGACTCGACACGAAAGTCTAAGTCTATGCTGCCATTGTTAAAAATTGTCTCTGATACTAAAAAGTCCGCTCTACTAACAAGAGAGCCACCACTCATAGCTTTTATTTGTAATCCACAACTTTCAGTTCCGTTAGAAGCATCTCCAATTTGAGTTGAAATGCTGGCAAATGTAGATGCGTTGCCAGCATCATCATCAGCTATAAAGTTAATCGTACCAAGAAGGTCAGAGTCAGCAGGGCTTCCAGAGTCCCTCACTAATTCTAAAACAGGTCCAACACCTGCATCTGCATCTGTAGATTTTAGAGTAAGCTGTGCGGTGTTGTCGGCAGTGGTGATTGTTGCACCAGCAGATGATGTGATTGCGCCGTCAACTTGCAATGTGGACGCCATATCTACAGCACCGTCAATGTCCACAACATCAAGGTTAGTGGTGCCATCGACATCTATATCTCCGCTGATATCCAGTGAGCCGAATGTTCCAACGCCAGTGGTGGTAATATTGCTAGAACCGTTGTCTATCGCACCAAAGCCGCTTGTGATGCTGCCAGAGTTGAGTGCGCCTGTTGTGACAAGGTTAGGCATTGCTGTGATTTCGTCATCAAAGTAGGCAGCCAGGTCCGTGACTGCCACTTGCTTCATCGTACCAGCATCGTTGAACACCACGCGGTCAGCGTCTGCCACGGTGGTAGAAGAAGCAGAGGTATCCCCGTCCATTATGTTTAACTCTGCTGTTGTAGCAGTGGTGCTGATACTGGCATCTTGGAAAGAAGATCCGTTGAAAACCCGTAGTGTGTTGCTGCTTGTATTGAAGTAGATGTCGCCCGTGGTTAAAGCATCACCGTCATTGTCAGTGCTTGGGTCGCTTGATTTTGCGCCTAAGAAAATATCGTCGAAATTATCTAGCGCTGTTGCAGCAGAGGTGGCTGATGCTGCTGCCGCTGTAGCAGATGAAGCTGCCGCCGTGGCAGATGACGCTGCATTTGATGCCTGTGTTGAGGCCGTTGAGGCGCTTGAACTCGCATTTGACGCCTGTGTGCTGGCTGTTGAAGCGCTTGATGCCGCTGCCGTGGCAGATGAGGCCGCTGCTGACGCGCTTGTGGTAGCCGCCGCAGCGTCTACAATCAAATCATACTTAGCACTGTTGGCGTTAGTGGTAAGCGGCTGTGATCCAGAGCTAGTATGTGCCTCGTTCACAATGAAGATGTTATTGGTGCTAGTGTCTTTAACTAAATCACGCACTGCGTATGATGTGCTTGCAGCCCAATCACCTCTAAATGTACCAATCTCTTGCGTGACAGATAGCTCTCCGCTGCTATCAAAAGCAAATATCTTGTTAGCGCGGTTTGTGGCAGTGACTGTAAACTCAGTCGATGTCATGGTGTTTGTGCGAGATAGCTTGATGGAGCGGTCAAGCTCGTCTTGCTGGTCTTGTGTCATGAGGGTTAGCTTATCAAGCGCATCCTCATGTGAGGCGGCAGGGAACGGATCGTTAGGAGTGTAATCTGTGGCCTGTGTCTGCGCAGTCTGGCGTAGCAGCACCACTGTTTGCGCAGATGTTGGCGCACTGCCAAACACCACATTACCACCACTTGAATTACCAACACCCGTCACGCTGTAATGCGTTGTTTTGGTCTGCACAGTCTCTGTGCCAGTTGCTGTGGTGCGCAGGATGACAGTGATATCGTCATCGTCAAATATCTTGAAGGAGTAAGCAAAGGTGGTGGTAGAACCATTCCCTGTGTAGCTGTTCCTTTTGGTTGTGCTGCTAACTGTCATTTTTTACTCCTTAATGCTTTATAACGCATTCTTACTGTTCAGTCACCCTTGAGCTTTCTGGTAAACCATCCATCATTGTATTCAAAACATTTTTGATACCAATAGCATTCTGAAACGGCAACAAAGAGTTCAACGCACGTTGTTGACCGCGTGACCATTGATATTCTTCGTTGAACAAAGCACGCGAACCACCGCGCACAACGCTTTGTGTAGTGTCTATCAAATCGAACACAGGATTGCCTGTTACAAGGTTTGAAGCAAGACCTGTTGATCTTTTGTAACCAAAGAAGGGGTCTTGTCCAGCAACAAACAAAGCTGTGTCAAGCGCTCCAGGCAGCAAAGATGCCCAAGAACTTCTTACAAAAGCAGCCTTGGCAATCTCAGTTGCTGATAAACTTTCCTCTAAAAACTTTTCTTTATCTTCTCTACCCTGTGCGTTGACATGGGTCTGCAAAATATATGCGTTGCCACCGTAAAACAGTGACCACATCATAGACGAAAATGCAGCAAAGTCTCGGCGTTCAATATTGTGCAAAAACTGTTTGGCATGAGACACCAACATAAAGGCTCTAAACTGGGTCAAAACCTTACCCATCGTGCCTGTCATATGAATATTAAGATTTCCTACATCATTCTGTTGGATGGATTGCCTAGTCCATCTTGCGATGCCATACGTCAAAGCATCTCTGGCATCTATATCGTCCCAAGCGTCCATATTGATGGCCTTGAGCTTGCGCCTACGAGAGAACATAGACGGCACAGTGATCGTGTGTTTTTTGATTTGGTTTACAACACGCGGCCACATTTCCTCATCTAAACCAAAACTCTTGAGTCGCCTTGCTATATCTTGGTCAAGAGTGCTATTGCCAAGTCGCTTCATGCGTGCCTTTCTGACACCAGACGCCAAATCAACTAAAGACTGCGCTGCAATTTTTGCTGCGGTACGCTCAAACAGAGCGGTAATACCAGCTAGACCTGAAATATCGGCAGTAAGACGCTTGAGGGGCTGCATCACACCGATAGCTCTGTCGATGGTGTCACCCTTGCCTAGGCCATACATATCTTCATAACTGTACTTATTGAGTGCCGCGTTGATGTTTCTATCAACACCAGGCGCAACAAAAGCCTCTAATTCACGCGAAACTCTGTCTTCAAGTTCTCCGTTTGCAGTTCTTGCGACCATCGCTCTCCACTCTGGAATAACCCGTAACAAAGCTGTCGTGCCATCAATGGACACAGCGTTGCCAAGTTCTGCAATCTGAGCAAAACCAACTTGGTTCATAACCCTGATGAAGCTGTAGTCCATCAATAGTCTTATCAGTCTGTTTGCATTTGCGCTTGGGTTTGCAATCAGAGGCGATGTGCGTCCTGCAATCAACGCATACAAAACATCTAGCTTTTGAATGTCTCTTGCCGCCTGATCCTCAAGATTTAACTCTTCACCAGCCGCAATGATGTCTTTCTTGATTTTTTCAAAGTCAGCGTCTGACTCTATGCCTTTTTTAGCCAAGGCAATTCTGCCCTGCATTTGATTCACATAGGCATTTACGACAGCCTCAGTGTCTCGTTCCATCAGGTCTTTGATGTGTAGAGTTTTGCCGTTTTGCTCTACAGAAGCGCTAAGATCGAACTCAAGCCTGCGTCTGGCTCTAGGGCTTACGCCCTCTCTATCAAAGTCAAGCTGGTCAATAATCCTGTCTGCTTGCGCTTCTGTAACGATCTCCTCTTCCAACAAAATGTCACGCAACGCTTCTTTGTTTGATGTGCTGAACATTCTTGCCAGCCCAGCATCCATGCCAATTTCACGTTTGATAATCTTCTTGACCATGCCGTTGGCAATCGCATCTGCCATATCTTCTTCAAGAGTGCGATTGGCTGTGAGCAATGACTTTTTCAAAAGCTCTGGCAGTTTTTTGCCAAAGTCTTTTTTTGCCTGAAGGTATCTGTGACCGTCCCAAAGATGACTAAAATACTTTGGGTTTTCTGGTATGCTGTCGAAACCCTTCACACCAGAGCGCTTTGCCTCTTCCAGCATGTCTCTGAAAAGAGCGCGGACATTGTTTGCAGCTTCTATAATATGCGGATTAGTCGATGATCCTGGCTCTTCTATTTCATCTGAAACAAGCCTGCCAAACTCTGAACGTCTCGAATCAAATGTTCTTTTATGGATTCCAATACCGCTGCCCTTGGCCCATTCGTTATATGTGCGATCATACGTTTTATAAAACTTGTTTGTGACACGCTTAGTGCCAACAGTTTTCATTAGATCGGCAGTGATTTCTCCTGGTTGAACAGCATCCTCACCAAGAAACGATGCAACACGCCGCGTTAACCCAATACCGCTATTCTTCAACTGACCAACCATATCAAACCTAATGGAACCTAAAAAAGCCATAGGCTCTGCGTCTGTTTCATCAATCAATTCTTGAGTGCCGCGACGGATATCAAAGTCCTGCATAGGCCTAGAAGCAGGGTTTTCCGCAGCGCCAACGCCAGTATCTATGCCGCGATCAATCATTGCTGTGTTTACGTCTGCTGCCTGTGCGTTATCAACGTCGTTCATTATCTTCAAGCCAGCATCACGATATCGCTTGCGTGATATTGCGCCAAACACGCTGTCTGTAGCGCCGCCAAGTACAAAACCACCAGCAGCAGCGTACAAAATGTCATACGGATCTTTCATGGCGTTTTGAGAAACTAGATAGGACTCAATAGCAGCCGCAGACGCACCGCTTGATGCAGCAGCACGGAATGTCCTAGCCAATCTGGTTGCCTTGCCACCCCATATAAAAGGCGCAAGAGCGCCTTCGGTAAAAACTGTTGCAGCAATTGCTGGCACATCCAAAGTTGCAGCCGCAACCTGCAAACCAACGCCACCCCAGCCGTATTTTGTCAAAGTTTCTTGATTTTTAAGAGACGCAAGCGCTCTTTCACGCAGTTTCTGCGCATGTGGCAGGCTGACTGCCTCAGTTATGAACCCGCGACGGTCTTCAGGGATGCCTTCTGTAAGCTCTGCAAGATTTTCAGGTGTCAAACGGAAATCTGGGTCTGGCTCATAGTCTGGCAAGCCATTAAACAACCAAGACATGGTATTTTCTTCTGCGAAAGCAGCGTCTACGGCCTGTCCAAAAGTAACTTTTGCCCTGTCTTCTTCATACAAACGCTCGGCCTCTTGCTGTTCCAGCAGGCTGAACGGTCTGCGTATCTGAATTTTGTCAGGATCAAGCGCCATTCTTACTCTTGCATTTCATTAAGTTTATCTTGTAGCTGTTTTGCACGCGATAATTTAGAAACACGCTCTGCGATAGCTGAAGCAGCAGCCTCATCGCCTTGCTCTTGTCGAATCCGACTTAGATTTATGCCAGTTAGCTCACTTGCTTCTCTGTTCAATTCTTGTATTTCATCTCTGATTTGTTGCGGCTCTGTAAGACCCCTTGCTTTCATAAAGTCTTCGATAAGCTCTGCATCATCTGCATCTTTTTCTTGCTCAAGAAGCGCTTGCAAGTCCTCGAGTGTATAAACATTGACCTCTGCACCAGTAGCAACCACACCATTCTGCAAAACAAAGTATTCATCAACACGCCCAGGCGCTGGGAACAGAGATATTTCATCTAAATCAAAAGTTGGATTTTGTTTGATAAAGTCTTCAGCCGCTAGGTCAACCATCTTTTCAATCTCTTTTGGAAAGGATGGAGACTTTGGCGTCAAGATGCCGCGCAGATTTAAATGCGTCGAAAGAACATCTGCCGCCGCTTTCTCAACAGCATCCTCTGCCGACAAAGTCCCTAAGCCGATGTATATTTTAGATACCCTTTCAATGTTTTCTTGCAGATACACTCGATTTTCGACACGCTGACCTGAAAAATTAAAACCAAAAATTGTTGTTACGCTTTTATCTTGTATCCCATCAACCGCAGCTTTTACGGTGCTGTACCTAGCGTTAACATCTATTTCAGTTTGTGAAGATAGATTCACCTGTCTAATCGCATCAGATGTTTCGGTGCCAAAATTTTGTAAAGCTATGATTGATTCAAAAAAAGCCCTTGTCGTTTCGTCAGTGTGATTATTTACTACCGCATCGCCAAATGGCTTGGCTAATCTGTATGTTTCAAGCGCTTTGGTAATAGTCTCTTCATTGTAGGTCGCACTCAAACCCTCTGTAGCTGCGCCAATCAAAGAACCTTTGAGAGGGCCAAAAGTAAGGTTGTTGTTGGCAAGAACTTTAAATTGTTGCGCAGGTGTTTTGCCAGAGAGAGCGTTAATCAACGCCTTTTTTTGAACATCGGGTTTAGTTTCTGTGCCTACAACATCAAAAATTCCAGCTTCGATCTGAGACACAGCAATATCAACTTCTGCAACTTCGCCACGCTCATCCACGCCTTTAGCTTTGATGCCACTTGCCGATGAGAATATTGTGTTTGCTTGCTTACCAACGGCACCAGTGCGTTGACGCAACTCACCAATATCACCAAAGGCAGAGCCGACCAACTTCTGTGCTGCGTTGGCATGCAAATCTGCGGTGTCAAAATTACCTTCATCAAAAGCAGCTTGGCTTTCAGCAAGTAGCTCATTCGCTGTAGCTAATATTGCTGCCTCAAGGTCTTCGTTTTCAACACTTGGATCAGCAGCAAGAGATGTTATTTTTGCGACTGCCCCTGCTGAGTCACCAGTGCCAAAGGCGTCTGAAATATCTGCCGACAGATCATCACGCACTCCCTGTTGCGCATCTTTAGAAAGTCTCTCCAGATCAGCTTGCAGAGTCTTACGCGCTGAAACTGTCATATCATTTATTGGCAAATTAATTTCAGAACCTGTTGCTCTTTCAAAGACAACATCCTCACCAGCGTCTAATAAATCTGATATCTGTGAAGCCTCTGAGGACGAAAGGCTTGCTTCCATTAGTGTCTCTCTAGTGCCTTCAAAGATGCTTGTTTGCACGCGCTTCTTAGTGGCCCTTACAACACTTGCAGCTTCTGTTTGCTTGCTTACACCAAGACCTTTATTTTCTTTTACATCCACTAAAATTTGATCTAGCGCAGCAAGATCGTTTTCTTGTTCAGCCTTTGAAATACTTAAATTTGTAGACGCAATAAAAACTTCATTGTCAAAAGTGCGTGGATTAAACTTAAGTGATCCAAGCCTGTTTTCATTAGTAGCCGACTGAAAAATATCTGCTGCTGTTTTCTTGGCTAAGTCGTGTTCTGGGCTGCCTTGAGGAAACTGAGACAACTGATTCTTTGCAATTTCAAGAGACTCATTATCAGAATCATTCGCTGCTTTAAGCTGTGTTTTGAAACCTTTTTCTTGTGCCTGAAGAGACACAGACAGAATGGCGTTTTCTGCTGTTTGCAACGCGGCAGCCTCTAGGCTTGGTCGTAGCTGCTGCCCCCTAATATTATCTAGGATTTTCACACCTTCTGCCGAAAACTTGTTTTTAGCAGCAGTTGCATTTGGGCTGGTGTCTTCAAGCAACTTCGGGATTAAAGTCTCCCTAGTGTTTCTATCCAAAGTTTTTAGGTAAATCCGGTCAGCTTGGTCTTGCTCTGCTTTTTGAAAGTTGAAATCAATCCTTGCCTTTTCCTCTTCAAATCTCAGTTTGCTTTGCTGAACACGCATCTCTCCTTCTGAAACAGATCTGCCAGTTCTGCCGATAGTCTCTCCTAGTTGAGTCAAAGCCCTTGCAGGCGCTGCTAAAGCAGCTTCATTTGGTCTAGCCCCCAAACGTCCTGCGGCAAGCTCAACTGGTGACGCCCCTCCCTGATTATACAATGGTACCTTTGGCATTATCCTGTCTCCAACCGACGCTGGTAATCTTGCTGTCTAAGTTCAAAGGCAGCATTTTGCTGGCCCAGTATTTGATTTTGCTGTTGTGAAGAAGCATAACCACCAGCAGCAGAAAGAAGACTGCTAACAGCCTGCATGTTGAAAGCAGCAGCGCGGCTTTGGCCTTCTATTTTTGCCATAGCAGCTTGAGATGCAGCCATCGTTTGCTCAAGAGAACCAGCATACTGGATACGCTGCGCATCACGTTCTGTGCTAAAATATGTGTCAGCTAACGCTTGCAAAGCGCTGCCAGACATCTGCACACCAGATTTTGCTGTGGCAACTCTTTGTATTCCTTTTAGACGCTCGGCTTGTGACCTAACTGCTATCTCTTGATCTGTGCGACGACGCGCCAAAACCTCTGCTTCGTTTTTAGTAACCGCTTGTTGGTACTCACCAAGTTGCTTAGCCTGACGCGCTAAAGCACGATTGCCTTTGAAACCTAAAACACCTTGCGCTACACTTACAGCCGCCGCAACTTCTGACATTACGTTACCCTTGCCATTCTAATATAGTCCTCACCGCGTACACCATATTTACGCATGATCCCCTCATGCTCTAGGCCAAGCCATTCAGCAAATCTTATAGCTGGATGATCTTTGACATGAACGCTTGCTTGCATCCTGCGTAGTTTGTGTTCTTCAAATATAGTATCAACTACACCTTTTGTATAACGCGCAAATGGCGCAGCCCTGCGCTTTGCCTCTGGAGACACCAAAACCCAAAGCTCACCAACCCCAAACCACATAACGTGCGCACCACCAACAGCAAGTATCTCCTCACCATCTACCAGAGTATAACCCACAATATTATCGTGGTTGCATAGCCCTACCCTTGATTCAGGGGTGAACTCATAGCC